AGGGACAATGAACTGTATCTGGAAGCAGGATATAAGAACATCAATGAGTATGCCATGGACAGGTTTGGTCTCAGTGCCTCTGCCACATCCAGATACATTACCAGGAACACAAGGTTTTCCAGGGGAGGTAACAGTCCGCTCATAGATGATAGGTTTAAGGACTTCAGCAAGAGCCAGCTGCAGGAGATGCTTGGTATGAGTGATGAGCAGCTGGAACAGGTCACACCGGCTATGACCGTCCGGGAGATCCGGAGCATGGTAAGGCCGAAGGAAGTCCCTTACATAGAGATACCTGGGCAGACAGAGCTAAAAGATATCCCTGGTGTTATGCCGGAAGAGAGGGCGGAAAGCTTTGAAGCATCAACGGCGGAGCTGTTTGCTGTGGAAGAAGGTGAGCCGGAAGAGGATGAGAGTGTGGTCCAGCCGGTGGCAGGTAAGCCTATTAGCCAGAAAATACCAGTTGCAGAGCTGATGGAAGAGGAAGATGCGGAGATTGCGACGTCGCAACTGCTTCCGGAAGAGACTGCTGCCAATGAGCAGCGGAATGAACCTGTAGAAGCTGCCGAAAAGAAGCAAATGGGTCATTGCTTACACCGCCCAGAATATGGGTGTTCTTTGCCAGAAGAATATATGCACCGGCCCGGAAGTGGAATGGACTGTGCGCATGAGTGCTGTTGGGAGTGTGCTATACATGGCGCCTGCAAGCTTGAATGCAACAGCTCAGCTAATCGCCCAGAGGTAGAGGAAGGGCAGCACTGGCCGAAGACATGCATAACTGGGAAAAGCAAGTATGGAAACTGCAACTGCTGCGGTGCTAATGGAGTGAAATGCTGTGCTGAATGCAAGGAAGACTGCAATTCCAGATGTGGCTGGTTGGATGAAACAGAGGAAGAGATTGCGACGTCGCAAACGGATACCGAAGCTTCCGAAGATGAAATAAAAGAACGTACAGATATAGAAATCCTGAGAGAACTTCTGGAGAGAAAGAAGCAGCTTCTTAGCAAATGTCTGGGAATTCCCGGCATTGATAAGTCAGATGAGCATATCAGAATGCAAAAGCTGGAAGTAGGCGCTTTGGCTTCCATGCTGTGTGAGCTGGAAGATTTGGAAGAGAAAAAGGATAGACCGAAGCAGCCAGAGCTTCCACAGCTCAAGAACAATGACCAGAGAGCAGCTTTTATTGATGCGTATGAGACCTGGCCACTCTGGATCGATAACCAGGAGACCGGTGAGCGGTATTACCGATATGATCTTCAGGACGGGACAAGCTTCGTTATCAAGACGTATCACTCCATGCTTTATGACTGGAAAGCCAGTGTTGGCATGAGATACAAGGAAGGGTATGGAGCAAATGAGGAGTATCTTCTGGAGCCTGGAAAGTTCTTTAGGGACTGCCGGACAAACCGGACTACGTTGATCGAAAAGCTGAAAGAGATACAGAAAGGGGAAAGACAATGATCATAAAACAGATAGCGATCGATGAGGCGCTGGAACTGCACAAAAGAGGGCTGATGGTGGGAGTACTCCAGCCGGTAGTACCGGAACCTAAGAACCTGGATGATTATGAGTTCCTGACATTGAAGAAGATCCTGGCTGGCTGTGAGTTCTTCCGGATCGTGCTGGAGGAAGAAAAAAGAGAGACAGAGCCGGCTGAGAAGGAGCCAGCAGAAGCAGCAGAGCCGAAGGCTGTGGAAGAGAAGCCAGCTATGGAAACTAAGGAAAAATCAGAGTCGCCAAAGCCAGAGGCAACAAACAAAAAGCAGATTGATGTTAGAAAAATGAAAGCACTTCGCAATGCTGGATGGAGCATAAAGCAGATTGCTGAGGAAATGCAGCTTGTACCAAGTACAGTATGCGGACATTTGAAGAAGATGGAGGAAGAAAATGCAAAGATTAACAGAAAAGGATGAGCTGGGTAACTGGTGCCTGAAGGGTGTCAGGTGGGAGCAGCTTAGAGCAGGCCAGGTAATCACCAAAGAAGTAGGTGAAAAGCTGTATGGTGCGCTGTGCAAGCTTAGGGACTATGAAGATACAGGCTGTAGCCCAGATGATGTAGAACATCTGAATGACTTTACCCAGAATGAAGCTGGAAGGCTGCTGCAAAAGCTGAATGCAGAAGAGAAGAAGCACAGATGGATCCCGGTGGAAGAGAGAATTCCGGAAGAAGATAAATATGTCCTGATGGCATTTGAGAATTTCTCGCTTCCGGCTATTGGAAGGTACGAGGTAAATGATGAGGGTGGCGGAGCTTGGTATCTGGGCGATGATGACGAAGGAGATACATGCTGTAGCGTAGGATTGTTTGCTAATGCCTGGATGCCACTTCCGGAGCCATACAAAGGAAATTTAAGATTTGAGGAGGTAACAAATTGTTTATAACAAAGCAGGATGGTAATTCTGACGAAGCCGTGAATATTGAGATTCGTGGCTGTGAAATCAGGTATACACCAAAGAGTGATATGAGAAAAAGAGAAGTGTGTGGAATCTATGAGAACAGAAAAAGAGCCACAGAAGTTTTTGCGGAAATGGCACATATCGGCTGGAATGAGAAAAATCCGAAGTATGTAATGCCAATAAACTGAGGCACTATTAAGATTTGATGGAGGTGCGTATGAAACAGAAAGTATTATATACCTGTGACGTTTGTCATACGGATTATGCCGACAGAGAAAAGGCAATGGAATGCGAAGAGAACCATAAGTTGTTAGAAAAGGCAACAATTATCGGGGAATACAATCCTATTGGAGTAGACCGGTCTGGTGCTCCCAAAAAGATTAGAGTTAAATTTCCTGGCAGCGATAACTGGTTTGATTATCGCAGATAAACTGAAATTTGATGGATGCGTGTAAGAAGGTAATTGATTGGAGGATAAGAACGTGGGAGATGACAAAGAGAAAGATGTTAAAAATTTTATTGTGAATTACGAAGATGGAAGCCAGAAGGTCATAGAAAAAGGCTTTTTCTGTGAAATGAAAGAACTACCAGACGGAGCCTGTGATATGAGCTTCATTATGGCTGAAGTATCTGGCAGGGATTTAGAACATATCGTGTTGGGGTGCATCCAGCTCGGAGAAAAATTAGGAATGTTTGCAAAGGAGCAAGAGCAATAAGGAGTATCGAAAAGGTTATTCATTAAGACTGAGAAGGCAGTGAATTGTATAAGCAGATGAATATATTAAGATTTTGGAGGTCATGAAATGTCACAAGAAGAAAAATATAAGTTGGCGTTATTTGCAGTTGTTCGTAACAGCACAGTGATGCCACAAGGTGTTAAACTCGGAAAGACTATGTACGAAATAAACACAATGGCCGTTGCAGTCATGGCAAATATTATGGAGTCATGTGATTTTGAAAGGCTGAAAGAATCATATGAGTCTGTGTAAAACTGAAAGTTAAGATTTAGATATGGAGGTATTATGTTTACAACAACAAAAGAAATTGCAGAGAAGTTTATTAAAGACGGTTGGGGAACAGATACATCCTTTTCAGAATTGACATTGAAAGAAGCAAAAGAAAAGGGGTATTTATTTGCCGTAGACGGAATAAGAAAAGGTCGCAAATTTTTCAAGATGAACGTTTGTAACAACATTTATGACGATAACGGAGAACTGTTATATTATGGCAACTTAAAAATATCGGCTACATAAACTGACAGTTAAAGGAGGCAACCTATGAATAACAAACATGTAAAGCGGTATATCATCCAGAACATAAGCCGCATAGAAGACAGCCTGTTCCTCCGCCAGATCTACACACTGGTAAAGCTGTACCTGGAAAGAAAAGACCGGAAGCATACCGGCAAAGCCGCGTAATGTGGAAACGAGTAAATCCCAACGTGGAGTATGTGATAGCTGTCATGCGTAAGAAGGGAGAGGACATAAAGAATGGGATTAGTAAAGTCAGAGGC